CCGGCAGCTTCATACGTCTCAACACTTCATAAGTGGCTTCTACTTTAACACCAGTCTTTGCAAGCTTAACAACTTCCTTGCCTGTCTTCATGCTTACTGTTGGGAAATCAGTTTTTTCAGTTACACGAGACATATCCAAATCTTTATTTTCATCAAATTCAGCTTTAATGGTTTCATATGTTGCCGTGTCAATACTGACTGTTGTCGAAATAAGGTCGTCCAGGTTAACATCCAGCTTACCAAGACCATACATCCCAATACGAACATTACGATTAATAAACTCAGGAAACAAAACACTGTCTTCCTTTGTTTTATAAAATCGTTCAACCTTATCTCTCGTGGGGTTAATCTTCTGTTCAAACAAAGCAAATTCAAAAGCGTCCAACCCTTCCACTTGTGAAGGTCTCTCTTTATCCAGCAATTCAGTCATAGTCATGCCAAGTTGCTGTGCATGCTGATACATTGCTTTCTCAATTCCTACAGACATCACAAACCTCCTATAAATCCAGCGTTAAAACACTGTTAACATTATCCACTGAAACCACATGAAAATTTTGTCCCGCGCCAGCTTTCACACCGCCTGCACCATCAGCCACAAGGCCAACATAACCAGGTGCAACAGCACCAGAAAAGGCAAATTCACAAAAACCTTTTCGCTGTACAGACCCAAAATTATCATATTCAATATGCGTCAGCTTTCCATAAATTGGATCACCATCTGCACATTCATCAACCGTCTTCTCACCTGAAACCTTCACCGGAATATCAGTTGTTTGATTGGCAACAATACCGGCGCCAAGCTTCATGGTGATTTCTCGGGCATCAATACCCCGAAAACCAACATCAAACATAATCTTCCCCTCCATTAAAAGGATTATCAAAATCAAACAGACCGACACCAATGAACAACCAACCAATAATGTCAGCCAATAAAAAAATAATTGCTTTCATCGTCTTCATGATTTTACCCAAATTTACGCCAAATTTAGCCGAATTTTACTATTTTAACAGCCGTTATATATATTGCTATTATTTTCGACATAACCTCTTAAAACAGGATTATTTGGCAAGTTAAAAACAATACCCAATAATATCAACGCCTGATATATCTATCTAAACCTTAAAATCCCTTATATCTTCCGGTTTAGCCGAAGATTTTTTATCATCTTCAGTCACGGAAGACTGCCGCGTCAACTGTTCACCGCACTTCGGACAGGTCAAAGGCATATCAGACTCAAGTTTTTCCCGATATTCATCCAGTAGAGACAGTGCAGTATCAATATCAGCTTTACCAATCACATTATCAGCAAACCCCTGGTGAAACTGTTCGCCCTTCGCAGCCTTATAAGCAGCGAGTGCCGCTTCTTTTGTATCTTCCAGATATTTCTTTCCAATACCGGCTTCGACTTTCAAGCTTTCAAGTTCAGCAGCCATTGCAGAAAATTTTTCAGATACAGCACTTTGTAGTTCTTCCTGACTGATTTCATTCTTTGAAAGTCCCAATTTTTCTTTTAATCCATCTTCAATGGTTAATAACATTTCCTCTTTTCCCTCCTGTTTATGAAATTGTTTTTGTAATTTTTTAGCATACGGGTCTTCACCTTCCCAGACCACCGAAACCTCATTAACACTCAATATTTCAGTAACAATATAACGCACTGTTTCACCATCAATAGTTGTCCCCAGATGGTCATAGTAATACCCGAGGTTTGGATGGCTTTTTTCGTACTTAAAACAAATCGTTACTGAAAAAGAACGCAAAGCACCAATATCAAAGCCTCTGCAAATTTTTGGATCATTCGTTCGGTCAAGCGTCACTAATACATTCACACCTTCAGGATCGTTTTTACTATCCCACACAGGGTTACTAGTAAAACCTTTCCAGTTATCAACATCAACATAGTGTCCTGAATACACAGTCAACTTATCAAACATAGGGACAGCTTTTTTCAAAACTCCATCAATCGTAAAATCAAAGAAGCGGCTTTGTGTGATTGTTTTTGATAGCATCCTGGCTTTCATTAACAAGAATTCTTCCGGGTTAACCCCTTCTTTTTCTTCATCTGATAATTCAAAAGAAAACTGCCCTTTATCGGTTTTCACACCAGGAACAGAAGCATTAAACCGTGCTTTTGCAATCCCTGTTTTCCCATCTTTAATAATTTCAAAACCTAATTTATCTAAACTCATATTTCCGCCGCCTTTCGATGTCTGCATTCAGGATGATAAGGTGGGCTTTCAAAGCCAGCATCCTGTAACGCTTGATCGCTCATTTTTTCAACGTCTTCAACCGAATATTTACTAGTTAAAAAAGCCGGTAATTGGTCAACAGATTCAAACCCTTTATCAACAATTTTCGCCAATCGTTTTGCAGCCACTTCGACCTCAAAAACACGTCCAACCATAGCTTTACAATAATCGCATATCGGCCCATGTTCCGGACCGACAATCCGGTATTTGGCAAAACCAGCTTCATACAATTTCAGTGTTTGCCCAAAGTTCTGGATACGTCCAACCGTTGTATTGACAATCTGGTTAATCTTCCGCCACGAGACATTATCAACAATACTGGCAAACTTATTTTCAAATTCATCAATAGTGGCATCGTCAACAAGACTGTACCCTTTTTCAAGGTACTCAGTTTCAAGCCAGTTAATCAGTTGTTTCCCTGCTATTGATTCATTATCCGCAATATAATTCCCTGCACCAAAATAATAATGGTCTATAGCAGTCAAATAACGAATCGCATTCTTATCCGTCAGTCCAATATCAATATCAAACCGTGTTCGTGTTCGTGTTCGTCCGTATCCTGTCCGTGTCTGTCCATTCTTCTTCTCAAAAGTATTCAACACATCATTCCGATAATACCCAAACATCTCATTCACATGCTTAATCACCACCGTATCAACCCCGCCCAAATTCTTTTTCAAAGCCTTAGCAAAAGCATCAAACACATCCTTAGCAAAATATTCCTCAGCCCCATTTTGTTTCCCAATCTTCTTTGCAGCCTTCCGCGCTGCGTGCACTGCTTCAATTTCAGCCACAACCAACAATTGCCTTAATTCATTCAAATAAGCACTTTCAAACCCAACCCCGCTAATAGAAAGCTGTTCATGTTTAAACACATACTTATTGCCAAAGCCGTCATACACAAAGCGCTTTGCCAAACTTTTAGCACCAGTCGCTTTTGTATAACCAAGTTCTTGTGCGGCTTCATCATCAGTTATCAAACCCGCGTCCCGTTTCTTAATCACATTAGAAATTCGAATACTTTCAGTCTCAGCTTTCTCTTTGTCTTTAAACCCTGTACATTCATCAAACACCAAACTCACAGAATCAACCGGAATGCCCACAAGATTCAAATCAAGCTTATAGCCTTTTTCAATAAACCGTTTCACAATTCTTCTAAAATTACGCAATCGCCCAATTAACCGATCATAATCCACCGATGCATATGTTTCTGTCGTGCTATAACTCCGCCCCATCATCGATGGCGGTATATCAAATGCGCTCATAATCTGTTCTTCATTAATCTGAAAAACAATCTTTGCAGCAGCCGCAGCCGTCTGTGATATTGAATAATGGTTAATTTCTTGGTCATCATAATGAACCGCAACACCTTCTGAAAGACTTTGTGCATAAGCAGCAGCATACTTCTGTAAATGCTTGATCAATCGTTCTTGATACAGATCTGCATTTTCACCCGGAAGTTGATAAGGCTGGTCCAATTTCACGGTGGTAATACCAAGCATCCCGACTTTTCGTGTAATCGCCGCAAAATTACGAACCGCATCAAGCTGCACATCAAGATTTTTCAATGCCGCCAGCATCAACGGAATACCATAAGGATTGTTGTCAAGTGTCTTCAATGCAGTATAGCTATAAGTCAAAGGGTTCAAAGATACATAGTTTTCCTTAAATCCTTTCCCTGTATCCTGAAAAGGCGTCCAAACCCCATCCACAAGCTGAAATCGAATTGTTCGTACCGGAGGTGTCACCACACGCACGAGACCATCTGTCACACGATCTGCAACAACCCACTCTCCAGACAATGCCCCCATTAAAGCGACTTGCCGCAATAAATGATTAATCAACCCATCCGCGCCACCAGAATAAACATGTTGAGCCATCCAATTAATTCGTTCAATTGCAGCTTCTGTTCTGCCGCCATTAATTTCAATTTCATGACCGGAATTACCTAAAGTAGTTATGATAGATAAAGCCTGAGACACATCCGGATTAAACATGGAAAGCATTTCAAGAATATCCAGATAAGTCAGGTCAAAAGGATATTCCTTAACATTAAAGAAGCTGTTCAAACGAGAAAAAGCACCGTGAATGCCGGGTTCAATCTCGCTAACATGCCCAGGTTGAACCGGTATCTTCTCTTTTTTAGCTAATGCTTTCTTTTTCTTATTTAAAAACCAAAACGCCATACGTCCTACTATCTGTTTAAGTCCGTGTCAGTCTGTGTCAGTCTACAAGTCAAAACTTTACCTTAGCCCCTTGCGGAAAAACACTCTTAGTCCGCCCAATAATTTTCTGTAAATTCGAAACAGCAATCTCCAGCCCATCCGGCCCATCATCATGAACCGTTTTAGACAAAATATAAATCAATTGCGCAATCAACAAATCCTGGTCACTATGCCCTGGAATAAACTTAATCTTCCCATGCTCAATCAAGTAAGCCAGCGTCCCTACAATTCTACTTTCCTTCTGCTGTGTATTCTTAATCGCTTTCCATTGGATATACCGGCGTACTTTCTTTGCATAATTTTCAATGGCTTCATGAAGGAAATCTTCCAACATATTTTCTTCTATATAAACAGGCCCTGGAAACGCATCATGCTGCGCATAGCACGCAGCAAACATTTCCCCTGGTGATGCATGTCGTATCCACGCATGCAACACGTAAAACTCCATTTTCCCCGGATGAAACGCCACAGTCACAACTGCTTTATAATCGTTATTTTCGCCGTTTTTTGCGCTTGGGTCACACCCGGTTCCAATGTAGCATTCACTAAGTTTTAATTGACCACGTTCATAAATACAGTGATCAAACCATTCCTCTCTAATCGGTGTGCCTTCCAGCACACACAGGTTGCGCATTTCCCTATTGAAAATAACACTACCCATCTGATACGCTTTTTGAGTCAATCGATCATATGGCCATAAATCCGGCCATGATGACCGCTGCGTATCTTTTCCGAAATCAATCCAACAATCATAAATCCTGGATACGTAACGCGGATTATCTTCCTCGTCTCTATCATCAATCAATTGAGACAATGCCGACTTGGCATGAAAAATATTTCCCAACATCATCATGCTGTAATTATCTCCCATAGAACCAAGCACAGCGCCGCGTATTAATTCAATTCCTTCCTTTACGATTTCAGGATTCTTAACATTCTTGTCATTTTCAAAATCATCTGCCCAACAGCGATCTGGCCGCCATTGCTTATATTTCAGAGACCGGTGTTTATCCTCACGTCCCTGACCAAGAACACAAATATCATTGCGCGTATAGAACTCTTCTTGTGCCCAACGTTCAACACCTGTCAGATCGCCAAAATCGTGACGAATTCGTTTATTAAATTCAAGCTCACTTCGGATGGGCACAACCATCCGCTTTGCAAGCTTATTTGTATCGGAAAGTATTTTAATAAAATGCCTTAATTCAAAACAGATATCTTTCAGCGATATGCCGATAGTAAAAAAGGTAGTTTTCGCAAATTCACGAGGTGCAGCCAGCAAGACAAGCTGGTTTCTAATTTCTGCAAGCTCAACCCACTCCGGATGAAATTCAGCAAAATCAACATAAAAGTAATGCGGGAGATACGTCTTAAGAAAAAACAAAGTATCCTTACGCGCACGATCTATACGTGCAGCTTGTTTTTCTTCTGTATCATCTTCAAATGGACTTACACTATCTCTAACCCAGTCGGTTAATTCATCAACCCACCGGTCAAACTGTAACTCCGTTATCTGAGGTCTAGCCTGCATTCTATCTCTATTTCCTTGTATTACTTATAACAAGATACATACCCTGGACAAACAAACCCTGGCTTCACCATCCTCACGCCTTTTTTAGTTATAATACCAGCGCTGCAATGTCTGCGACATTTATTACAAAGGCTCCCACCATTTAACTGTTTATCCATATGTATTTTTCGTACGTTCATCATTCCCCCTTTTCACGCAAAACAAAAGTAGCGACCTGACCATCAAGCTCAACCTCAACAACTGCAAAATTTTCATACATCTTAATAGCAAATTCAAAAGGATGCGTTGTCTTTTCATATTCTGCTGTCAGCAAATCTGTATCAGTTCGCCATAAATAATTTTTAACATAGAGTCGTTTACCATCAAAACTTGAAACCACTACACAAGGTGCATCATCATCAACCCACGCATAAAGCACGGTGATTCCTGCGACATAAGCCAATATACAAACAAATATAAAAATTCTTATTTTTTTCATCAGACATATTCTTTCTTAAATTGATCAATAATCCCTTTTAAGTTCTTTGAAAAAATCTTAAAAGCTTTCATATCCTTACCTTTTAAATATTTAGCAATATATTCTATATGCTCCATAAATAACCTGGGTTTATCAATTTTCATTTCACTTTGCGGCTTAGCTCGCCGCTCTCTTTCTTCTTTCAGTGCAGCAAGCGCCGCAAAAACATATTTAGGATCTTGTCCTGTGGATGCATTCGCTATAGAATTCTTAACCATATCTCGAAAGTGCTGATTAATCGTTAACCTATCCCTGATAAATCGTTGTCGCTTTCTACTCCATGTCATTCGTTCATTTGAGTCATTAACAGCATGCCGGCCATCCACAACCGACCAACGCTGTAATGTTTTCTCTGGAACATTCAACTGCTTCCCAATTTCCGCATAACTCAACCCGCCTTCAACATATAATCGTTCAGCCTCTTCACGTATTTCCCAATCATATTCTTTCATACCGTCCGATAAACCATTTTATGACCATTAAACAAAGCTGTCATTGCCACTTTTCTATTGCCATTCATCTTGCATGAATAATGAATCCATTCCTTATCCCCACGAATTTCATGAATCACCTGATCATAATGATGATATTTACGTATCCAGTGAAACACATCAATCAAGCGTTTCCCTCGCACAATAAAATCAGCAGCTTCCCCTTTAAGATGCTGGGAATTCTTTGCACCGCCAATCGAAGCGTTATATAATTCATTACGATAACCGCTTGTAATAAGCACTGGCCCAAACTTATCGCGTATGGGATCAAGTCCAATTAAACACAATTGAACCAGAGATATTAAAGCGGCTTCATCCGGCTTATTCACCGGATGCTCTCTTAACTTCACCAATTCTTCATATGAAAAAAATCTACCCAGTTTCATAAACACCTCACAATAATAAGTGTCAGTCCGTGTCAGTCTTTTATAGTAAACCCTGGCTTATCGACATCTTTCCGGACAACATTCACCAAAAGCAATTTTTCCGGACTCCATTTTTTCAAAACAGGCTTTAAAACCGCCATTTTAAGCGCATCAT